ACAAGTAGCCGAGGCATCAAATAACTATTGGTCACTTAACCCAAATTACCGAAAATAATGGACGATACTATACTTTTAAGGGCTAATACATTGGCGAAATACACGCCAATTAACGGCAATGTTGACCCCGACATTTACAAATCGTGCGTATTGGATGCGCAACGAACCCGATTAGAGGAAATCCTTGGTGAGGATTTGTACAATAAAATCGTTTCAGACTTCAATGCGGACGATTTAACGGGTGATTATCTGGAATTGTACAACAACTATATCGTTCCTTTTTTAATTCATCAGAGCGCAACGGAATACCTTTTAATTGGGGCGTACAAAATTGGGAATAATGGCATTTTCAAAACTGCACCCGATAACGCTACGGCGGTGGATAAAGTTGAAGTCGATTATCTTGTGCAAAATCAACGAAACAAAGCCGATATGTACAAGGAACGGATGCAAAGATGGCTTTGCAAAAATAGACTGCCTGAATACCGTATTGATTCCGATAACATAGTGAATCCGTTGAAAAACCGATTAGTATTTGGCAAATGGTGGTTGGAAAATCCTTATTAAGATGAAGAAAGTTTCAAAAGAAAATATCAAAAAATTAGAAATCTATTTTAAAAAATGCAAACCCTCAGCTTTACTCACAAAAGAGGCGATACCTTTGAAGCGGTTACCTTCAAAATAAACATCGATAGTGTACCCATGGATTTGACAGGGGCAACTGTCAGAATGCAATTACGAAAAGAAGCGGCTGCGCCCGTGGTGTTTACGCCAACGATAACGATAACCGATGCGGATGGTGGGCAATTTCGTATAGATAAACAAATTATCGACATAAACGCATGTACTTACAAGTACGATATTGAAATTGAAGAAGCGAATGGCGACGTATGGACTTGGGTTAGCGGATTGTTCACCATTACAAACGATATTACACGATGACAGAAATTGATATAAATGTAGTTAAACCTGAACGGGTAGTTGACATTATCGTCGAACCGAACTTAATAACGGTAAACGTTACCGTTTCAGGTGGCGATGGTGGCGGTGCGGTTGACAGCGTGAATGCCCAAACGGGGGCGGTGGTGTTGGATGCGGACGATATTGCAGAAACAAGTTCCCGCTTTTGGCTAACCAACGTTTTTAAAACGGCTTATGATAGCGCGGTTTCTTGGATAAACACGAACGGCGCAAGTATATTATCACACATTGCAAGTACCGAAAATCCTCACGGCGTGACAAAGTCACAAGTTGGGCTTGGCAATGTAGACAACACGAGCGACGCAAACAAACCTATTTCAACGGCGGTGGCTTTGGCTTTGGCATTGAAAGCCAACACGGCTACCGTTACCGATATTAGTTTGACTTCTACAATTGTTGGTTTTTCGAGTTTCACTGATAGAACCATTATATTAGTAGATTACGGAAATTCAGTTTTGTGTTTGTTTGCTTTATCAGGCATAAGCGGTACTTCATTATTGACTTTCACCGTTAATTTTACAGCTTCAAATTATGCTATAAACCAATGCAGGGTTAGGAATAATGGGGCTTTTTTAACTAACCCTGGCAGGGCTGAAATAAGCGCAGGCACTTCGGTTGTAAATGTGTCTCTAAACAACTTGAGTTCTTCTTTTGCTGTTGGAAATGCAAAGTCTGTTTATGGTCAAATCTTAATCTTAAAGTAATGCAAACATTCTACATATTCTCAAGTCAAACAGGTGATTTTATCGGTACTCGTGGCATCGCTCCCGAACCTGAAAGCGATGAAATTGGTATTGAAGCCACACCTGAAGCGGTAGAGTTTATGACTACGGCGGCCGCGCCTATGTTGGTAGGCGGTCAGTTAAAAGAAACAGCTACCCCTGAGCAAATAGCCGAGGCGCAAAACCCGATGACAACCCCGATTTCACGAATGCGATTTTGGTTGAATGTTTGGCGTGTGTTACGATTGACTCAGGATAATATCGTAGACCAAATCAATCAATTACCCGATAGCAACGAAAAGATTGAATTGCTTATTAAAGTAAAGTCCGCTACCGAGTTTGACCGCTACGACCCAAGCCTTATACACATGGCGGGGCAAATGAATATACCCGATGAGGTTTTAAATCAAATTTTTACGTAATATGAAAAATTCAACACTCTACGCCCTTTGGCAACACATACACCCTGTTGTTACCAATTTACCCGTTATCATTCGATATTTTATACCCGAAAGGTATTACCTACATTTTGCTGTCACAGCCGTATTGCTTTTCGGAATGGGGCAATTATTAGACTTCAACGGTGTGCCTAACGACGTAATTTCGGGCGGTTACGGAGGTGCTTTAATTTTGTGTTTGGTATGAGTAGAAAAGAACTAATCGACCGTTTTCAAAGCAAATTTATATCTCGGAAACTTTTAGTGTTTATTGTGGCTTGTTTTGGATTATTTTTAGGGGTTCTTACTTCGGGGGATTTTGTTGTAATAGCTTCTTCTTATATGATCGCACAAGGCGGTAAGGATATATTAATCGAATATTTTAAATCTAAAAACGGTGTTATGTAGCATGGACGATATTAAAATCCTAAAAAACGAAGTCGAGCGCATACGTCACCATTTAGATCTACAAAAGAAAGCGTCAGACGAAAACACTAAATTATTAGTAGATATTAAATCTGTACTCGTTGGAAATCATTTGAACGAGGGCGGTATGGTTAAAGAGCAACGAGAAATTAAAGCCGATGTTGAAGATTTGCAAGAATTTAAACAAGAAGTAAACGTATATATTCGTCAGGCGAAATACATTATTGGCATTCTAATAGGTGCAATAGTAACGCTTGGCATTAAATTATTCTCAAAATGAAACTAAACGAACAAGGCTACAAGCTAATAGCTAAACACGAGGGGTTACGATTGAAACCCTATCTTTGCCCCGCACGTGTACCAACTATCGGGTACGGTAATACATACTATGCGGATGGAAAACGGGTAACGATGCAAGATAAGCCAATTACAAGGGAACAGGCTTACGAATTACTCAAAATCATTGCCGACAAATTCGCGCGTCAAGTTGATGCGGTTGTGACGGCAACCGTTACGCAAAACCAATTCAACGCCTTGGTGTCATTTGCGTACAATATAGGAATGGGAAACTTCCGAAAGTCTACATTGTTACGCATGGTTAATTTAAGCCCGCATAACGCTTCTATACGTGCGCAATTCATGCGCTGGAACAAAGCTGGGGGGGTAGAACTTCGAGGCTTGACCAATAGGCGAATAGACGAGGCAAATCTTTACTTCACGAAATAACTTTCACACCGCTCAAAAGGCGGTGTTTTTGTTAAATAAATGTTAAAATTATAAATTATGCTTGCAGAATTAAAACAAGGGTGTATCTTTACATCATAATAATAAACAAATAAAAATTATGAAAGCAATTATCAACATTAAAAACAAAAAAAATCAATATTCAAAGTTCAACGGATTAACTTTTGAAGTTAAAGAATCGTTATCATACGGTTTCGGATTACTTGGTGTAAACTCTGAGTTTCCAAACGCTCAAACAGATTTTAACTTCAATGAGGTAATTATTGTTGATGTGAAGCAAGAATTAAGACAGCTTCAAATTAGCGGAAATACTGCTGGCTGGATATTTTGCAAAAGCAAATGGGATTGCCTAATGAGTTATTGTAAAATTAACAAAATCGATATTACTCCTGATTTTATTCAAGAGTAGTTGATAAAAACCGAGAACTATGCAACAGCCAAAACCACAAAAGCGTGGCCCGAAGCCAAAGGGTCACGTGGTTTTTTACAAGCGGGTCAGTACTGAGGAAAAAGAACTACTTGAAAAGTACCTTAGTAAATTAAGAAGCGATCAAAATTAGGTCGCTTTTTTTATTTAGAATAAGTATAAATAGTGTTTAGGTATTGCACAATTAAAAAATATTACCGTAAATTTACCGAAACTTTAAAACTTAGAATAATGGAAAAAACAATTTACAACACGTTTATTCGTGTAAAATCGCAGGAGCAATGCGATAGACTCAAACAGTTTTGTGCTGAGAATGGGTTGCCTACATGGGATGATTTTAGCTTTATAACTGAAAT